CCGAATCTGTCACAAACCGATGTGTTGAATCAGGAGTTATATCACTGGCTGTATGGCTATGTGATGAAGGAGCATAGCTACCAACAGGTTGATATACTCCGGAATGATTGTGATTCCCTGCAGCCTTGCTATTCCATGTGCTTTTTTCAGAGTCAGAAACAAATCTATGTGTTGAATCAGGAGTAATATCAGAAGCATCATGAGTATGTGATGCTTCGGCATAATCACCGAGCGGCTGATAATCTGCATCATGGTTATGATTAGTAGGAGAAGCCCCGACTTCGCTTGCCGTATAGGTAGGTTTATTGGCAGCCTTTGCCCATGCGGGCACGTCACTTGCCGGCATTGAAGTTGGGAAATCGCTAATATCCGCTTTCTTATGTGAGTGAGCTAACGGAGTTCTTGCATTACTTAAGCGGGCATCGTTACCCTCGCACACGGTTCCGGCAGCCGTACCAAAATCTTTATTAAAAGCCGTTTTTTTAGTAAATGCAGGTTCATAAGTACCCGCATGATTGTGGTTTGATGGTGATGCCCCGACTTCGCTTGCAGTGTAACTCGGTTTATTGGTAGCCTTAGCCCAGGCGGGTACATCGCTGGCGGGCATTGAAGTAGGAAAATCACTGATCTCAGACTTCTTATGAGTATGTGCTTTCGGTGTACGAGCATCACTTAAACGAGCGTCATTACCTTCGCATACAGTCCCGGCAGCACTACCAAAGTTCTTATTAAAGGCTGTGTTCTTAGTGAATGCGGGTTCATAAGTTCCAGTATGGTTATGATTAGTAGGAGAGGCCCCGACTTCGCTTGCCGTATAGGTAGGTTTATTGGCAGCCTTTGCCCATGCGGGCACGTCACTTGCCGGCATTGAAGTTGGGAAATCGCTAATATCTGCTTTCTTATGTGAGTGAGCTAACGGAGTTCTTGCATTACTTAAGCGGGCATCGTTACCCTCGCACACGGTTCCGGCAGCCGTACCGAAATTTTTATTGAAGGCAGTTAGTTTAGTAATAATCTTCTCATATACTGCATCGTGATTATGCGCATTCAGAGCAGCTTTCAAAGCCTTCCCTTGTTCGGCAGAAAGAACCTTTCCAGTTCCACCACTTGTCAGGTTATTGACAATATCGGAAACGTTGAGCTTCTTCCCTAACTCTGTTGCCATGGTAGCAGCAAAGTTCGGATCATTATTAAGTGCGTTCGCTAACTCAATCAATGTATCAAGAGCGTCCGGAGCTCCAGCGACTAACTTATCAATCGCTGCCTGCACTTTAGCGTCAACACCCGAAACAGCATTGTTAGCAGCCAGTGCAGCAGCATTTGCATCATCAGTAGCTTTCTTTGCTAAACCTGTCTGTGTTACAGATGCACTTTTAGCAGCATTTGCATCATCAGTAGCTTTCTTTGCTAAACCTGTCTGTGTTACAGATGCACTTTTAGCTGCATTTGCATCGTCAGTGGCCTTCTTTGCAAGAGCAGTTTGGGCTTCTGAAGCTGTTTTAGCAGCATTGGCACCTGCCGCTGCAGTAGTAGCAGCTTCTTTTGCAGCATTGACACTACCAGCCGCAGTATTAGCCGCGTCTGTAGCTTTCTTCGCTAGAGCTGTCTGTTCAACAGACGCACTTTTAGCTGCATTTGCATCATCTGTTAATTGCTTGACAAGAGTAATCTGCCCGGTAGCTTCTTCTGTGGCAGATGTCATTTCCTGCACGATGCCGGCATACTCAGCTTTGCGTTTAGACTCAGCTTCAACACGGGCAGTCTCGGCATTTACACGCTTCGTTTCATTTGATCCGCGAGTGCCTTCCGCTGTTACTCGCTTACCTTCTGCGGTTACACGATTACTTTCAGCAGAGGAACGTCCAGTTTCGGCGCTCTTACGTGCATTCTCATTAGTGATGCGCACTGATTCAGCAGCTTCACGGGCTTGTTCTTCTCTTGAACGTTCCGTTTCAGCTGTCTGCCTTGATTGCTCGGAAGCGTTACGACGAGACTCAGCAGTTTCACGAGTTGATTCATTCCCTTCAACGGTAGCCTCTAATTGCCGCATATCGGTAGTAGCGGTTTTGGCATCGCTCGTAGCTTTGTGCATATTATCTAAGGCTGTCTGAATCTTCTCTAGCCCGAATTTAAGGCTGGTCTTAACACCGCTAACAATTCGGTAACCGATGGTGTAGAAGCCTTTCATGTCGCTGGCTTCGTTCAACTCTGATATTCTTTTCTTTTTTAATGGCATGGCTTCTTCAATTTAAGTCAATATAAAATTCTCCGTCCTCTGTTATAATAAACTCACCCGCTTCGGATGCAAGCAGGAAGTCTGTTTCTCCAATCCGGAAGCTAGTAAATACGAGCTTCAAGGTAAATTCCCACCATACACCGTTATTCAGAGTAAAACTGTTTGTCTGACAGCTCTTATAATAGCAGGGATAGCTTTCACTCCACTCATCACAATAAAATATACGTTCCGCATCGGAATACTCATATCCTTCATCATCTGTCTTTAAATATAGCTTTGTCAAGTCATGAAGTAGAGCATCACGATTGCGCCAGAATGTTTCGATCGTCTTAGCTCGCATTGCGCATTTTATAGCTACATCTTTAGTTTGAAACTTTACGGCATTCCCGTCGTAGATGGCTCCGTCCTGGTACTTGAAATTTTGCAGCAGATTCTTCTTTACCGCAGGAGTTTTCAGTATCTCTGCTGTACTGCCTTTCAATACTACTACACCATAGTCGGTTAGATCTTTACCGTCAAGCTCATAGCCCTTTGGAAATGGGAGGTCACTATCGTTAATAGGTTCTTGATACTCATCGTTGGCTTCACGGGGAAAGTCATTTGTAAGAGTGAATTTAGAAATTTCAAGACCCGCATTGATAACATAACTGTTTTGAGAAGACAAACGTAGAGTATATGTTCTGTCAATAAGTGGAAAACGAAATTCATGATAACTCAGGTCCGAGAGCTTATCAATTAGTCCGCCAATACCCATACTGCCCATATACGCAAATTCAATGCTTATATCACTTGTATTTAGGGCAATATTAGAAAGGTCAAATTCTTGTCCATCCTCTTCCGGCCAGTCGTTTTTTTCCGGTTCTTTGATAGCAGGGAAGGCTACAAGATTATTGTAGCTTCCCTTTGTAACGCATATCCCTAAACTGGTATATGCATCTATTCCGTCTAAGTAAAATTGTCCTATCATCGCTTCAATGTTATGCCTTTAGTGTTCAATGTGTCAATCCCCATTCTGATAGATTCTATAGCCTTTTCAATAGCTTCAAGGCGTGCCGTATGACTACTTATGTCTGACAGGTAAGTAATGACAAGATCGCTATGTTTCATCATTTCACCTATATTCTTGTCCATGCTGGATAGGTATACAAGCTTCTCAATGATCTTATCTGTACTCAATTGTATTTGCTTGACTCCTTCGTTTATTGAATATGTGTGAGAAGTCATAACAGCAAATGCACCATCCAGTTTATCTGCAGAGTCCTGCGACATGGAGGCAAAACCTTTCTTTGATGCTTCACGCTCATCGTCATCTTTGTTCCAGCCATACATTTCAGCCAACGCATCTCGTTTGGCTTTCATGTCATCAGAAATCTGCTGACCTTCCGCTTTTAAAGCATTATATTCTTCTTCGGTTACTCCATCATCCATAGCTTTGTAAAACTTCTCTCTCCAAGCTGTTAGTCGGCTCATATAATCCTCTTTGAGCATTGAGTTTAGAATAGCATTTCTCATGTATTCTTCAAAGTTATCCGCGAAATCAGCACTATCGGCATCCATATCTGTAAGCAGATCCTGAAAGTCTGAACGAAGTCCGTCTATATCAATGAGAGTAGCATCGGTGATCTTCTGCTCGACAACCTCTGCAACCTGGGTAACACCATCCACTATCTGATCCGCGAATTTTTGAGTGTCAGAGTCAAGTTGTGACCAGAAGATCCCAGCATTTTCTTGAAGTTTTGCAAGTTGTTCATCTGTCAAATCAAACAGACCGGCCATGCGTCCGCCCATTTTGTCTTTAAATTCATCGACGCTCATACCTAGCGTATCTGCCGCTTGCTTCCACCCCTCCATGGACATATCTTCCACTTCAGTATATCCCTTTGAATGTGACTTGCCGGATGCACCAGAGTTCAAGTATTGTTTACCTAAAACACGTGCATTCTCATTCTGTAGTCTTATCAGTTCAATAGCTTTATTATAAGCAGCATTCGCATTGTCTCCGGTAAGAGTTTCAGCTAATTTCAGTTGTTTCTCTATCACTCTATCAAGAATGTTGATATAGGATTCATAAGCTTCTTTAGCTTTCTCATACTTCTCTGTTGTATCGTCTTTGCCGAATAGGTCGAAGATCTTCATTGCTATCTGCATAGCTGCACCAATGATAGCGAGAATGACAGATGCTTTTTCAACCGCTTTGATTGCAGTTGATGCTGTTGTGGATGCCGTTTCTACGCCATTCATCGCCGTCATGGCGAATGTACCAATATTGCCAATGATACTAATGATTTCGCCAGCTTGTCCGCCAATAGCCGATCCTAGATCTTTTAATGAGTCGCCGAGTTCTCCGATAACACTTGCTACCTTTCTTTCAGCTGCTTGTACCTTTGCACTGGCTTTCGTCGTTTTGTCTTTTGCTTCATTGTAGTTATCCGTTTTCTCCTTCACCTTATCCAACGCCTGCGCCTCGGTTAGATATGCTTTAGTTGAATCGATCTTTCCGGTCTTGGGATTATACTTAGAAGACTTGACACCGTTCTCAATCATAGCACCGGCTTTCACTGCTTCCGCCTGGGTCCGGGCATTCTCTAACTCAATTTGCGCTTTAGCTAGTTCTTCCTCCGCTTCTGCCAGTTCCTTCTTCTTGTCAGATAATGATTGAAACGGATTACGTGAATCCAGTTCATCCATGATTGATTGAATAGTGCTGGTATATTCACGAAGTTGGTCCGGAGATAATACCTTAGCTGCTGTCCCTTTTGCATTCTCTAGTTGAGAAAGAAGAGAATTAAGAGTTTCAGAAGATGTTTCTTTCAAATTCTCAAAGGCACGAACGTATTCCGGAGATTCTTTCAGCTTATTATAGTCCATATTCATAAGTTCCATACCCTTATCTTTCGTAGCTTGGGTGATGGAACGATCAATCTGTTCTACCTGTTCTGTATTTCCGTCCTTTTCTGCCTGTTTGCGCTGTTCTTGAAGAGTAGCAATATCTTCGTTGAACTTTCGTTCAATCGCAAGCCGTTGATCTGTATAGTCCTGATACTGATTCAACAAATCAGATAGATCATCTCCACGATTGTACTTTGTATCAGCAGTCGCAGCGGCTTCCTTTGCAACGTTGTCGAACATGGCAAACAGTTTCTTCGTTGACTCAGAATTGATGAAAGCGCTTGTATTAAAAGTCTTCTTCTTGTTTTCCGGATTAGCTTCAAAAGCAGAGCGAGCATCTTCAATCACTTTTAGTTTCTTGTCTTCTGCTTCACGCTCGATAGCCTGCAATTCTAGTTTGTGATTAAGCTCCCTTTGTCTGAGGACTTTTTCACTACTCTCTTTGAGTTTGTTTATTTCAAGTTGTTCGAGTTCATTTGCTGAATCTTCTTTTATTCGTTCCTGTTCAAACTTTTGTTTCTCTAACAGGAGTTTATATTTTTCTTGTTCTTCACGTAATTTTTGTGCCTTATCATCCTGTTTGGAAAATGAATCATAAACTTTTAATTCTTTCTCTGCTTCTTTTAGTTTTTTGATATTTTCTTTGTAAGCAGTAATGACAGTAGCATCAATCCCTTTGAAATTTCCAGCATCCATCAATTTTTTTTGTGCCGAAGCGATTGAATCTAGTGCTTTTGTAGCATCGTCTTTCTGCTTCGTCCAAAAAGCCTTATTCTGAATTTTGGCTTTCTCTTCTTCTTTCTTTTGTTCTTCTTTTGCTTTTCTTTGAATTTCATTTATTTTGTCTACTTCTTCTTTGGCAAGACGGGCAGACTCTGCTGCTTCATTCTTTTTTTTAGCTAATCGACCAATTCTAATACTTAATCCAGAATCTTCGATACCATTCTTTTGGTTTTCTTCAGCTTCATTTATTGCTTTTTGCCATTCAGTTGTAGCTGCATCAAGTTCCTCTTGTTTCATTACAGCTCTAACTTTTACTCCCATGATATATTGCTCATTTTTATCCTTGTTGAATAATTTTAGGATATCGTTGAGTTCCATTGTTTTGAGCTTTTCTAAATCAATGTTTTTCAAAACATTGGGCATTATAGCTTGAAGTTGTTTATATGCATCTAATTTATCAAATTGGCTAGCTGCTTCATCTTTAATAACATTGACAAGGCTTTCTGCTTTATTTTTCAAGTCATCAAAATGTTTCTTTTGTGCTTCCATAGCAGCATTATGTTTTCTCATAGCCTTCTCTGAGACGTTTTCCGCAGTTGCGCATCTGTAAATGGCATATCCAAGTCCTGCGAATGCAGCAGCTGCTAATACATAAGGATTAGTTAGCATAGCTGCAACATTTTTCAACTGTGCAATGGTTTGAGCTTTTATTGCTCCTGTTAATAAAATACGGGCAGATGTACTTTTAGCAATCATGGTAGCCTCAATGGCATACATACCTTTGGTTAATACAAGGTTGGCCGCCTCAATAGCACGCTGTCGATTTACAATTGCTGTTACCGTTGCATATACTTGTTTGGCAGTACTTACAGCAAGAATACTTCCTTTGTATCCTGCAAGGGCAGTCGTAACGACGACTATTAAGGCACCTATATCTTTCAATGCCTCTTGAACACTGCCATCTTTAAAGGCTTCGTTCATAGATTGTGCTGCGGCAGATATTTCTTTTAAGATTTCCTGTCCTAACGGGCGAAGGGTGGCCGTTATGTTATTCCCCAGTAGCTTCATTTGATTATCAGCAGAAGAAGCCATTTCTTTAAAAGCTGCTTCTGCTGCGCCTGTGGCATTTTGCATTTCTTCCAAATGTCCGGCAGCCTCTTTGACGTTAATTCCTGTCAATCCAAGAACTGCATTGACCGCCTCGATTTCTGGAACTAATCTACGAAGTTCTGCTTCCGAGCCTCCTGCCTGTCTAGCAACTTCTGCTAGCGCCTCTTGATAGGTCCTGTTATCAAATGCGCCATCACCAAGCACCTTGGATACTGCAATAATGGAAGCACGTATTTGAGTCATTGCTTGCGCTGTAGGCGTACCTTGTTTGGTTAGGGTAGCAACAGCGGCTAAGACCTGATCTACTTCCACACCATAGGCGGCAGCAACAGGCGCAACTTGCGCAATACTTTTGCCTAACTCTCCAAATGAGGTCTTACCCAGCCGGACGGTAGTAAATAGTTGATCTGATATTTTCTCAGCTTCTGAAACATCAAGCTTATAGGCATTCAATAGGGTAGTGATACCGTCTGCTGCCGTAGCCGTATCGGTAACTCCACCGATAGCAGCTTTAGCCGATACTTCCAGAACCTTCATACCATCCGCACCATCATGGCCGGCAGATACAATCTGATACAATGCTTTAGCCGCATCATTCGCAAGTACTGGAACCTCGCGGGTCAGTTCTACGACTTGATTCATATAATCGGTTAGACTGCCCTTTATTCCGCTTGAAAGGGTAGCAACTTCTTTCATACTTTGCTGGAACTGCTTTTCAAAGTCGTATGCACCTTTGGCGGCCTGGGCAAATGCAATGCCCGCACTAATACCAATCCCTCCGAAAACATCAAAAGAAGTGATCTCACCGGCCATCGCCTTGATGATCCCCATTGCCTCCTGACGTCCTGAATATAACCCCGAGTTATCTATTCCTGTAGCGAAATACAACGCTCCGTCTTTATTTTGAATACCCATAGCATTTATTCTTAAAATATAAAGAGAAGCTAAAATTTGGCTATTTCGAGAAGAATAAGCATCTTTGCAATGTTCTTCGACCAAGGAACAATTTTTATATTAACATGTTGGGGAGTTGATAAGCCTGCAAATCAAAAGATAGGCTATCAATTCCCTTTGCTACATAGTCCCAACATGTTGTGTAAAGATTATGTTCCTTGGTCGGAATAAAAGGGGAAAGATAGCCTTTTCTTATAATATATAAACCAAACATTCATTAGCACCATGACCAAGGAAAATGAAAGAAAAAACGGAGTGAATAGCGTTCTCCGAAAGAAAGAATTACAGGAAGCTTTTCAAAGAGGCCTAAGCCTCGGACTCAAAAAAGGAAGAATTGAAGGGATGATCACTTACCAATCCCGTATTATCCAAAATTTGGAAAGGGATAATGTCGAAATAACAAAGATGATGGATAGCGTAGATGCTGAGATAAAAAGGGGATATTAAAAAATCCCCTATATCTTCACAGATACAAGGGACCACAATACTCTAAACCAATTTAATAAAAAAAACAGTTAACCTAATATATAAACACAACAGCAAATTACCTTAACCCTTGACCTTACCGGCTATATCGTTATACTTCTTTATCCTGATCGTCTTACTAGGATCATCAAAAGAGGGTAGTTCTACCCATTCATAATCTCTACCTTCAACTTTACCGTCTTCATCAGTAATCTTATTACGCTCTCTCATTACAAATGAGTACTCCTGCAGTAATGTCTCTATCAATCCATAGCTACTATCCAACGTCTGATTAAACGTTAATCCTAGAGCTTCTTTTACAATCACTAGGAATCTGCTTTGGTTGCATCCTTCCAACTTTGCAAATTCTTCTGAGCGGCTATTATCTCCGTCTCTCGTAGCGGGCTCACGTTCCGAAGCATCGTGATAGAGGTGCAAAAAGGGTGATACCCTATGCGATATATAATTGCATTAAACAGGATCCGTATATCCTCCCATGTCGTATTGTCTGCGAGAGCGTTCTTGAACCATTCCGGAGGATCACTAGGCTTATTGTGAATCCCGAGGCAGACGATGTCAAAAAGCAATCCTCCGTATTTATTCATCAGTTCCGGAAAGTCTGCATTGAGTTCTCCGTCCTTCACAATCATCTTATCAAGATCTTCTTTCTCGACTTCAAGAAGGAAAGGGCGTATCCGAAACCATGTCCGAACGGTGACAGGCTTTATAACTATGCAATTGCCGGGGTCCTTTCCTTTAGGAATAGAATCCCGGTTAGTAAATTCGAATGGAATTTTGACAGCCTGATCCGTAACGGATTCAGACTCTTGCTGAAATAAATTCTTTATACTCATAATTTCATCAAGGAGCCTAGCCCGTTGTACTTCCGGGTAATACTTCCGGTTATTTGCAACTAACCTTCAATACTTTCAGCTCCATTCTTCAATAGTTTGTTCCTGTAGGCGGAATCGAACCGCCGGTCTCTACATAATCAATGTAGCGCTCTAACCAACTGAGCTATACAGAACCGTTATTTATTTTTTCGCACCACTTGGAGCAGCTTCTCCGCCTTCGACATTCGCAGCATTCGCTGGGGCTTCTCCGCCTCCGGCAATAGTAACTACTTCGCGCATGAAAGCAGTCTGTCTCTTACCGTCTGCAGTAACAGCAGCTTGCATATATACACGAACAAGCAACAACTCTGCTTGCTCTGATCCGGGAGCCTGTGAAATCTTTGAGGCGATCTTGCCATTTACGATGGTATAAACGACCTTCTTACCGTCTTTAGGTAATGTTGCACACTGGAACGTTTTAGAGATAGAAGGAGTACTAAGAGGCTTTTTCCAGATATTTTTTCCTCCTGTTGTATCCACTTCACCGCCTGCTAGTTCTTTAAGAACCTCATTTGATGGAGTAGGGATGGAGAACTCGACATAATCTGTCGTATCTTTCACCAGTTCAACATAAAAAGGTTCTTCACTACCTTCTACTTCAATCTTCACTTCCTTTGGATCTGCAAAGTTAAATGCAACGCTTCCTTTGGTCGGAAGGGGATAATCTTTGAGATCTGCACCGGGAACGCCGTCACCGACTGTTCCAAATTTAATTCCACCTACGCCCATAGCGATAGGTCTAGCTTCTCCTGCCATAATTATTGATCTATTAAAATTTCTAATCTGATATTTGTACAAGCAAAGCCTTCTTTCAGGTCCGGCATTGGAACGCTCCAGAGGACTGTTACTTCTTTACATACACCGTCATTACTATTGATTAAATCAAGCGATTTCCTTACCTTACGCTTTAATTCTTTCATTCGTTGACGTTTTAACATACCATTTTCATCACTCCAAGGAACAAAGATGTTGATATTAACAGGCACTTTATTGATGAAGTCGAGCTCATTCAATTGCAGATGATTGATAACGATGTGTTCATTAGTAAAGCCGGCTTCCGACTTATCCTTGTAAATCATAACATCGGTGCCCGCAGCGGCCACAGCATCATAAACTATATCTACAGCGTCGAATTCATCCATAATCAAATCTTGCTAAAAATTGACTTCAATGTATCTCTTAGATACTTCTCACATTGCGTATTAGCTCCTGAAACAACCTCATACCCTTTAGCTTCCACGGCTGCCGCATACTCCATTCCTGCAACACCAACCAACACATAACCGCCAGTATATGATAGTGAGACTTCTTCTGCAAGCCTGCGACCTTTGTACTTACCGGTTGTCTTATCAGTCCCTTTGTCACCCTCCTTAAAGTTTTCTGTAACCACTTCGCCGTCTTTGGCTATTATATATCCAATAGAGCTTCGAAGATTGCCAGTTTGGTCTTTATATGAACCACTCCGGCGGGCTACTTCGATAAACTTTTCACCTCCTGCCTGCAGGAATACAAGCATCTTATCTTCTGCTTTACTTTGAAAGCGATCAAACCATTTTTCCAATTCATCATAAGTGAATAGGGGAGGCATACCGTTTCTCATACGTTAATAATTGAATGTGATTGATAAGGTTCCCAACAGATAATCGGTACATCAATACCTTTGGAAGCGACTTTCAAACGCAAAAACTTACTACCTGATTGAGGCTGAATTTTGGTATAGAAATAGCCATGTACTTGCGCTTCATCACCAGCCGAATTACGCTTGAGAACGATTCTTCCATCGCTTACCGGGTCATAACGTCCGGAGACAGATATTTCAACCGGTATTCCCGGAACCCATTCACCGTCAACAAGCTGCCCATTAGCAGACATAGTTACTATCGCCGTATGTGGATACCGTTTTACCATCTGTTACCTGCCCTTCCTTTGATAATGATTCGCTTGCCAAGTTTAGCCGCCTTCTCCGGCTCCCCGTTTTCTATATACAGCTGCTTTGCAGTCTGAATATAGAAAGAACGGGGATGAGTGATAGAAAGCTTATTTTCACTGAAATCCGGTGAGTTTACTATCATGGCATACATATCAGCGACACAAAGACCGACCTGTTTCATGCTTTCAGTAGTACATTCTGCTTCGGGGTTGATACCCCGCTTAATGAAGACTACCTTATCCAAGAAGCCTTCCATATCCTCAATAGATGGATATTCTAGTATTGTTTCTCTGATTGTTGCCATAATAGATAATTAATAACCCTCTTCGTCTGTTTTTTCAGTATCTTCACCTTCCGTCCATGCCTGGCCATCAGTTTTCATGATGTACATTGCATCAGGGTCATTGATTACCGGAATTGCGTTAGCTTCCGCTTTAGTCCACTCTTTGAACGGTTCCAACTCAGACCACTTGCTGATAAAAACAAAGTCTTTTTTCAGCGTGGAAGCTTTCTTCTTGTATTCAACAGAATGCTCTGCTGCAATAGGTCCATGCTGAACGTCGCCACACTGCAAATCTTCCAAGAAACAAATATTGGCAGCTTCCCATGGATTTACTGTAGTACGTTGATGAGCGGCATTCTCAATACGAACGGATGGACTTACAAGAACGATCTGAACACCTTCCGTATTCTCTTGGGCGGCAAGATACTCATTGATAACTTTTTTGGAGATAGTCAGCTTTTCTTTCTGATTAATCCAGCCCCTAACTTTTTCGATAACAGCCTTCTGCTTCTTCAATAGAGCAAATCTATCTTTACGCATTACTACGTATTTGATAGTGACACCTTCAGCAGAAGCGGCAACTACGGTATCTTCAATATCCTGCAAACCGTCGGCCGTTGTAGACTTAGACCAATCCACTGCAGCAACTTTCTTGTTTTCATTAGGCATACCACAGCCTACAAATTCTTCGGTAACAATACCATTGTTATTGCTTGAATTGAGAACGAATCCACCTTTGGACATCAACTGCATACACCACCATTCAAAACGACCGCGAACAGCATTATATACAAAATCCTGATCTTTGAACGCAAGGTCAAGGAGGGTTTTCAAATCCGAATCACCTTCACAATCACGGCTGAGTTGCTGGTATTCATTCCAGTCACTTTCATTCATACCGCGTTTTACAGCAGTCTTAGGAATATCACCTGACATCTTGCCGATGACTTCACGCTTCTTCTGTGGTGCAGAAGAATCAAATGAAATAACGTCAGCGATAACCGGTGCACCTTTTTCACCTGTAAGAGTTTCCCATTTCAGAGAATTTTTCTGTTTTACACCGAAGAAATTAGGGAAGAACACCGGCTTAACCTTGCGTGAGTTAAGGCGGGCACCCATATTCTTGCGGTTCACTTGTTTAATTAAACTTCTTTCCATATATAATTATAATTTAATGGATTACACAAAACGGATAAAAGAAAGCAACGCCTTGGTAGCGTCGTCAATAGGGTAGGGCATTACTGCCTCATTAACAGTTCCACGCACCAAGAGACCGGATTGCTGATTAGCAACTGTTACGTCAACCTTGTTCATTGTGATAACTTCCGGTGTATACTTGAACTTAGCAGCTTTGGCTGCAGCTTTAGCAGTAGCAAGAATTAATACGTCATCTACCTTTGCAGCTCCAATAGCTCCATCAAGAGTTATTGTATCATAAGCCGGATTGGTTTTATCAATTGCTGAAATAACATCAGAGGCCCCGGATAAAGCACCGCCGATTGTAACAGCTTCCCCAACTTTAAACACATGATTCTTTGCTATTTGAATGGCTACAGCATCGGCAGCTGCAACAGCGGTAACTTTTCCGGTTTTAACTACATGATAAAGGCCGTTAGCGTCCTTGCCTACAATTACCAGCGGAGGAAGTTCGTCGATGATTCCCTTCAGTTCCGCACGGGCGATGGTTCCACCGCCCTGAATGTCCTCGATAATCTTTTCGATACCAGGAGCATACTGAAATTCACTTTGCTTTTTTCTGAACATAGCTTTTAATTATTAATTATTATTCTTCAAGTCCAAGGCTTGCAGTCCCGTTATTAGCACCTTCCTCGTCCTCCATTAGTTCCAGCCATTCTTTCTCTGAACGTTCTTTAGGTTTGTAGGAATTAGGCTTGTAACCACCACCGGCGACCTCATCATCAATAACAGATTGTTTGATTTCGGCAAATTCTTCTTGAAGCTCTTTAATCTGCTCTTCGACAGAAGTTTCAGCGTTGACGTCAATACGATTGAACCATTTTGCAGGGAGTTTAGAATCTGCAAATAATGCTTTAGCAGATGCCTGCTTCGTAGAAGTAGTGACTGTTGTAGCAACAGTAGAGACAGATGCAGCCAACTCGGAAATCTGTTTCTGCTGGGCTTTCAACAACTTAACAACAGAAGCAGGCAAGCCTTCGAAATCTTCGTCCTTGCCTTCGTCCTCATCATCTTCTTCGGATTTTGCCGTTTTCTTTGTCTTTTTAACCGGTTTACCGTCCTTCAGACCATTATTCTTCTCGTACTCAGCAATAGCATCCTTTTTCGCTTTTTCTACTGCTGATGTATCTTCAAGGTCAGGAAGAATATTGTCCTTGAACAAGGCAACATAAGTGTCGATATCTTCTTCCTTTTCGATTTTGAATAGTTTCTGCACCTTAGCAGCGTACTTTTCGTTTACACCTGCGGCTTTTAAGCCTTTTTTAATAGCATCAATGATTGTCATAACGATTTTCCTTTAAAATATAAGGAAAGTAATTTTTTCCTTCCCTTATATTTTATTTTAGAACTAAAAGAGTACATTTGTGTATGGAAGGAATCTTTAAAATAAATGACAGGCACGAGTATTTGAATTTATATAGCTCACAATGTGCTAAATGCAAGCACTTTGATTGGGAGAATTATACTTGCAAAGCATTTCCGGTAGAAATTCCAGACGGGCTCTTATCTGGAAAAGACAGTCATAATAAAATCCTACCCAACCAAACAGGGGAAATTATCTTTGAAGAAGATTCTATCGAGTCTTAAGCTTTGAATATTCCCACCCAAGCAATTTACTTACCTTTTTCCAAAGAAGGTGATAATGCGTAATATTTGCCTGCCCTGGAGTAAGAGTATCATTGTTGATCCTATTTCCAAACTCCCTTCTTAGCTTTTTATTTTCCTTATCTATTATTTTTTCTATTTCTTTATAATCTCCCCAGCCTGCATCTGGACGTTTTATTATAAATGTATAGTTCGGTGTTACAGCTCGCATTTCAGATAAGTCATGAAATACAGCAAGTGATATATCTTCTATACTAAAAGAACTGCCTATACGTCCTAAACTCTTTTCAGGATATCCCCATCCTCTAGGATGATTATGCGTGAAAATGCAATCTTTCATCTTTGCACATTCTTCATCCGAAAACGCAACACTATATTTGGCTCCGCGTTTATCTATTATAACATTGCCATCCTTGTCGAATATAACTCCTGTTTCAAACTTTTTATTCAGACGTATTTCGTTCTCTGTATTGGTTATTTTATTATATAGTTTTCGTTCATTCCATCTCTTTTGAATATAATTTTTCTCAGTGTCGGTCTTGATGCGCTTTGTTCTTGATACTTTTATGACTTCGGGGGTAATAGGCTGAGGAGTTCTCTCTTTTTGCAAATCTCCTTCTTTGCTAAAGTTATCCTTATACCAGAAAGCAGACTGCAATCCGTTTTTATTCTCGTCAACAAAATCCTTTGCTGTTTGGGGAATATCCGTAATAGTCTGACCTTGCGGAACCGTGTCATTCAACAAGAAATCGGCAAAATCTTCCGGTTCCATGGTGATAGGAGTAGCAAAGCAGATGCAAAAAGGATGAAAGCCTGTAAACTTGAACGTTTTCGGATATTTACCGACCATTGCATCACAGATTTTGCACGGTCCACGATTATTGGCCGAGCGCTGTATTTCGATGCCTAGTATAAAATCCTGCTTACTCCAACGTTCGTAGTCCGCACTCCGGTAAGCTGTATTCGTAGTTGTCGCAGACGTTCTGAGAGCGTTCTTATATGCAGAACGATAAACGCCTTGTCCCGGATGATAGTCCTTCATCGGTTGTGATAAAACCAATTCCCCTTTCTCATTCCGAATCCGACGAAAGCGCTTGTCTGGTTTATGAAGAATCTGCCGTATATCACTACTGATTCCGTTTGAATTACGTCCGGCAACTACGCCGCTATCAAGATAGAATTCGAGTTGCGATTTCGTTTGCTGTGTAATATTCCAAACTCTATCAGATAATTTGAATCCGTTAGCATCTATATCGTTCTTTAGAGCTTCAAATGCAGATAGACTATGGGTAAACATTCCATCTTTCGTTGCACTGGAAATACACATTCCCTTGATGAACTGGGAAATAAAATCATCATTCTTCTTTTCTGCTCGTTCCCAACCGTCCTTTTGAAATGCGGAGATATTAGCATATAGCATTGATTCAAGATTCAGCAGTTCCCGGTCAACCGCACTCTCTATTCCCTGATTACGTAGCCAAACGTTGTTTTTCCCCGCATCAGACCATTTACGCAGATACGGGGAAACAGAAAGTATAAACTGATTAAAGATATTGGCTATTACAGCCTGCTGTGCAGCAACTTTCTGTATGTGCTGTTTGTCGTAGAAAGAAAGTCCGGGCATAGCTTAGAAAGTTGCTCCAATTAATGAATTATTCTGTGCAGTCTCTTTCTCATCATTCTTTTTACGATTCAGTTCCGCTTCCACATCATCTGTATAAGGTGAATTCTTTATAATAGTCTCCTTGCTATTGAATTGGGATGCTGTTTCAAGATTCTTAAGTTCTTCAGCCAAGTCCTGTGGGAGAATGCTACCAAAATCCACCTCAATGTAGTTATCCTCTAGCTGTGATGCGTACTTGGTATGTGTAATATTAGCCATTCCTGCTTGAACTATTGCCACTGTCCGCTGAACTGCCGGACCGAATATCTCCATTTGTTCAGTAGCCTTAATCTCTGCATCAATCAGCATAAAACGACGGGAAGTGCCGCTAAGGTTGCCAAGTCCCATTAGCTTATTTATAGACAGCTCCGGACTGGAAGCTCCGGAATGTATTGCATCATCCAGTTGATTAAGTTCAAGCGTTACGGATTCACAAGACTGTTGCCACGCCAAGTAATCAGCATCACCGTGATATGAAGTGCCGGTATCCGCATCCACTTCCATAGTAAAGTTTAACTCTTTGCCTACAGTTTCCTTGCTTGGAAGATTAGCCAAACCATAAGTTTTCAGTATCGGTTCAGAAAAGTAATCATTAGTATCTGATAGGCGTGAAAGTCTCATCTCCTTCTTGTCTATCAAATTAGCGACATCTTCCCAGTCCGGACAATCGACCTCAGCATATACTACCGGAATCTTGCCAAAACGATTCTTTATCTTTTTCACTTGCCAAACACCGTCCATAACACCGGAGTAGATAGTATTTTTCGTATAGACTTTCACACATTCGCAAGTACGGCCATTGACTTCTGCATTGTATTTATATATAAAACCGTCCATATCGTCGTCCTCGTCGAAATGAGGATAGAATTCACATTCGGTATTACTATCCTTGGGAGTAGAGAGAATCTTAACCTTCAACTGGCTTTTTCCGTCGTCCTTGGTGATTGGATAGAATACAATGGCAGCTTTGGTTTCAGACAACACCTTGCGAGCGAACTCTTTCAATACAGATTGCATCTTGAGTTTTCGCTTATAAACCTTCTTGAACTCGCTAAATCCGTCATTCGAGTCTTCTGCTGTGATAGTCATTTCACCACCAAATAAAAAAGCAACAGAAGTGCGAACAATCTTTTTGGGTAGATTAGTTACGACCTTAGCTACATCAACAGTCTTGTCTTCTAGCCTTTTGGGCTTTTCCTCTCCTGTTTCAGAGTCAACTTCAACCTCTGTATCCGAATATACAGCAATTTTCTTAGGCTCCCGATATCCGACAGACTCTTTGCGTCGTGTTCTATCACCGTTGTATTCCTCCATATACTCACGAGGATTACGATTTTCACGGGTATCAACGCATAAATCACCTACTATGCTACCGAAATCTTCATTTTTCAGAATGTCCTTAATGTCTGGCATATACTTTTCTCTTAAAATATATGGCAAACAGGATTTATCCACGCCCTACCTTACGAGTCGATGTTTTTAATTTTAGACCAAGCGATTCTGCGAACTCTGCAAGGATTGTCATGCCGTCCGGCGCGTCGTCATGAGCGTTATCTCCTTCACGCTTGTAGTTGGTAAGCGCTTTCATGAAACGGCCGTAGTCTGATCCTTTGGTAAATTCCGATTCATCGAGAAAGGCACAATGTTTCTTTATCCAGCCGGCTTTCATGATAATACGTGTTGGTTTATGTTGTGTAGTAGGACGAGCCTGTATTGCACAGGTTTTCTTTTCTGCTGTAACCATTTTACGTACATGGATTGCAAATATACGCCCTCCGTTGTTTGATTCTATACGCATTTGGTCACATTCAGTATCGATAACCATTTGTGCCAGGCGTGGTTCTGTAACTTCTACAGGATCTTTTGTGAAAAGAACATCCGTGATGAAGTATTTCGGGCCGAACACCTTTGCAAATGGTGCACAGAAATCATCATCGCCCTTATCAGCTGTATCGCAAGCGCCAAGTACACCATCAGGTTTCTTTCCTGCAATATCAACACTCTTGAAGCGTATAAGAGATGATTTCGGGAATAGCAAACCTTTGGCTTCGAATGGCTCCTGCATATACTCGGCCATCCAGATACTTTCATCCGTTTCAGAACGTAGTTCCCGATAATACTCTGTTGTATGTACGTCAGCGCAGAAAGTTTCATCGTTTTCATCTAGTGCAGCGATACGGATGATTTCATTGTACTTACCGGCTTCTTCTAAACGTCCGAGGACGTCACTAGAGGACCAGCGAGTACCAATATCAATGAGGCAACAACTTCCTTCTATACGTGAGTCGTGCGTACCCTGCTTCCAAGACCAAACCTTTTCATTGTTATTATCAGATAGAGCATCTTCCAAGCTCTTGTATAAGTCGTCGGTCATGGCGAGCATAGATGCACCGAAACCGATTACAGTTCCACCAACACCACCACCGAAATAAGATACCTGTCGAGCGCCTTCTACATTCCAGCCTTTGACATTCTGTTTATCTCCTTTTAGGTGAATCTCAGTAAATATCTCACGATAACGTTTTGATTTGACAATATCGCGGGTATCATAAGAGAGCTTGTTGTATAACGTGTCAGAACAACAGTTACGCATTACAGATTCTTCGGGAAAGTGTCCATACATCCAAGCGATGAAAAGAGAAGATATATATGACTTTCCGGCACGTGGTGGCATGCTGACAGCAAGACGGTAGATTATACCCGCAGAATACGAGCTGTACACACGCATGAACGCTTCAGCGACCTTTTTTAGGAACAGACGTTTAGAGAAAAACTTCGGATCATAGTACAAACAGAATGCCCAAAAGTCTTTCTTTGCTATTCGTTTGCGGAGTATGGTAGCAGCTTTCGCCTTACGAATCAATATTTCTCTTTTACTTTTCTTCTTTACCATCAATAATAGCCTGTAACTGTTCGTCACTCAATCCTTCCAGTTCATCACCAAGATTCACATTTGCATCAACTTCTTTCTTGTCACGCCATTTCTCCGGCTGCCGGTTCTTCAACCAAAAGATTGCCGCTGTTGTATCAGGAGGATAATGTTCTATGTATTCTTTCGAATCGGTAATCTTTCCCTCTGATGTTGCGAATTTGGTGGCTTTGCAGTCATAGCCAATCGCACGGTTATAAAGACGGGATGCCACATTGGCATCCGCAATATTCTTTCCTTTTTTTAGGGACTGAAGAAATTCCGGATAATCTTTCTTCCATTGATTAAGTGTGCGCTCGGTAACACTAAATAAATCAGCCATTTCCTTGTCTGTTGCCCCTAATAAGGCATAATTCTCGGCTAACTGATTATATTCTTCTTTATATGCGCTTTTGCGTCCCATATGATACTTTTTGCTTAAAATATAATGCCGAATACTCATTTCTATGAAAAAAAGAAAAGTGAGACTATGATTTAGTCCCACCTCGCTCTATAATATTATCACAATAATCTAACGTCTTTTGGCGTTATACAGATTACTTCTGAGTTTGCAAGTGAAAGTAATAAGAAACTACCCCTTACCGTTATATAATAGCATTTTTTAATAGATAATTTGTGACGGAGCCTATTGTGTCATATACTTTTATACCTATTTGATGATAATCATTGAAACGTATTTGTATATCTTTAATAATTTTATTTTCTAACGTATATTCGAAAGCCGTACTTACATCTTCACTATGATAACCATTTCTAAAAGTATGAACACAAATGATATTATCTTTACTCAAATTGAAAGACAAATTTTTATTTGTTTCTTCAGCCAAAGCCCAAAATGGTCCAACAAGACATGCCATACACTCTCTAAACTCTTCATCATTAGTCACAATGAACTTTGAAAAATCAATTTTGAAAGCTTTAAGTAAAGCTAAAAAATAAGTATAATCTGATTTTGAGTATAAACTTAATCCATTTAAGCCTTTTGTTAATGGAATTTTGTAATTCCTGATCTGAGATTCTGCGCTTTTTATACGTTCTTTTATCAATCGTAAGTTGTATTTTGGTCTGGATAGGTCGTCTGCATGCATAATAATTAGAGCGGCTAATCTATCACATAATACTGAATGTTTTTGTATTCTTTTATCAAATAAATTATTAATGATATAATCTTTTATATTTTCTCGCAAAGAATAGTCGAAGTGTTGGTTATTTGAGAATTTACTTATGTATCCAATGAAATCAGTCTTATCTCCATAAACATGCGAATATATATTTCTAATATTATCAATATCACAAACGGTGATTATTTTGTCTAAGCAAAACTTGTTATCTCCACATGTTTTTTCAAATTCCATTAATCCAGTAGTATATCTGTCAAAATGAGCAGAGAAGATATTTAAGATTCTAAAAGTATGTCCTGGGTCTATTCTATCAAGATCTTCTATGATTAATACAACTTGCTTACTTGGGTACTGCTCTTTATATTCACGGATTATATCACAAATCAATTGCGAAATAGTATCAAATTCATATATTGAGCCTTTTAATGAATCAAATTTAGTGATATATTCCTCGGATGTTTTATCAACTGAAGCGAATTCTTGTTTATATTTATCAAACTTGTCTTTTATGTTTTTTATTTTTTTGATAACACTACTTATACTTATATCCACTCCGTAAACGTTGATTTTGGGTATCAAGTCTATAACATCTAAAATTGCGTCTTCTGATTTATTCATAAAATAAGAATAAATTAACGATGCATTACTTAACTCTATTTCATTAATGTTGATATCTTTATTCGATAGTAGCCTAATCAATATATCTCTTTTTATTAGTTCAAAGATATCTTTATTGTCCATTACCTGATAATTTACAGGATATATTGGAATGAACAGATATTCATCTGAATATTCTTTTATAAAGCTACTAATGAAGTAGCTTTTCCCATCGCCGAATTTTGCTGATAATATACATCTTGAATTAGCATCAAGATATTGTTTAAAGTCCTTAAGATAAGGTTCTATTGGAATCATATTTTCTTCTGTAGCCATGTCTTTGTTATTTTTTTACCAAAAGTAATAATATTGTAAATTAGAACAATGAACTTCCATTAATTTTCTTTCTAATAAGTTCCTGCACTCCGTTATAAATCTCATATAGTTGTTTCAATGTCTCCGGACCTTCCCAGTCGGAAAAATTACCGTCTTGAAAGAAATGGAACTCAAAGACACGGGCTGCCACCGTACCAAGGTCCAGGCTTTCAAATGTCTCTCTTACTAAATGCAGCTTCTCTAATATCTCAGCATTTCTATCCTCCGGTTCATCTGAGCTATCTTCAATATCCAGTCTCGTGTAATCTACGTTATCATCCGCAGGCAGGGGCTTGTATCTACTCCTATACTGTGAAGTAGGAGAGGATGCATTCAGCTTTATCATCTTCAAAACAAAGAAATCAAGCTCTGTATAGCCATTTTTTCTTGTTTCAAGTAGTTTGTCCAGTAACCTGTTTTTCTTTTGGAGGAGCGAACAAATGACCTCATTTAGGACATCTGTCGCTTCATCAGGAATACCTGCAAGCCCACAATGATACAAGGAGTAATCAAGCCAGCGCTCGTAGCGCTTAGTTATGTAATTATTTACTGCTTCACTT